AGCAAAGATAATTTCGCTGGCCTTGTAGCCTGTTTAAATGCTTTCAAATTCGCACTTATTGGAATATCTGCCCGCATCGTGGGTTGCATTCCAATTTTTAGCAAAGTCTCTAGCTTCTTGTTCTGTTTCGAACTTGGCCCTAGTGGTTTTTTCTCCAGCTCCAAATGGCTCCAAATTATTGGGCCATCCGTCCTTGAAGTTATCAATCCACCAGTCTCTGGTAAAACATATGTAATTCATAAGCTTGTTACCTCGATACCAATAGCTGGGCAAGAATCGCCATTCTCGGCCCATATATTAGAAGTAGCTACATGATCCAAGAAAGCTTGTAATGCTATTACTTGACCTCCAGAAGTGCCACCAATCGAAAAGTCGTAATCTTTTAAACCATCGGTAGGTTCAAATTTAAACGGATAAATAGAAACATTTAAAAAGCCTATTTTCCATTCATAAGGAACTTTTCCGTCTCCTCCATGATTTCGTACTGGTTGACCAAATAGTTTAACTAATTGATTTACTGAAGCTCGACAAGTGCCAACCTTCCAACCTGTGCATGAATCAATTGATACTGACATAATAAATAATCTAGTGAGTTGTTAATAGATCGCACCAGAATCCGCAAAGAGTCCAGATTGATCCATTTAAATATAAAGGATAAACAGTTCGTTTGCAATTAATCTTGCGTCCTATGTGTGATTTATACATAAATTAAAACCAAATAAGCACCAGAACCGACAATAATAAGTGAAGTGCTGTCCATATGACAGTACTACCAGCTAGTCATAGCCTTATTTTATGGTGATCTATTGGACAATAATTAATAATTGGACACAATACAGGCCCGATTCTAAAAAAATATTAAAAAAGCCGATGGGGGATTTTACAGAATTTCCATAGACGTACAACCACTCAAATTTTTCCACCAAAAACTGTAAATATCCGAGTAGATAACTAATAGAAACTAATAGTAAGGGAGAGGATACCCTCTTCTATTGTGGAGAGCTAGTGGTAGACAGGGATTGTAGAGGTGTTATATTGAAGGCAAGCCATTATATTTTGACTAACCCCGCAAAGCAGTCAATTTTTACCTCACCGTAGATATAATGGCTAATAAATGGGGCTTTTCTGTAGTGGGTTGGGCCTCATTAATTAAAACTTATGGCAAAAAAAGACACAAACGAAGTATTAAGTGATTTACATGCTGGACTAGCTGGAGCATTAGGGGAGATATTGGATAGTGGGGAGGCAAGTACAGCAGATTTAAATGTAATACGACAGTTTCTAAAGGATAATCAGATAACAGCCCAGCCTGTAGAGGACACTCCATTTGGAGATTTAGCTAGGTCGTTACCTGATATAGAGAATGTTATCGAATTAAAGAAGCGTAGTGCGTAATGAAGAAGTCAGAATGGCAAGGACTACCAGAACCTTACGATAAAGATTTTAGATATTTTTTAGTGTTGGTATGGAGGCACTTACAGTTACCAGATCCAACTACTGTTCAGTTAGATATAGCAGAATATATGCAAACAGGGCAGAAGAGAAGGATAATTGAAGCGTTTAGAGGGGTAGGAAAGTCGTGGATGGCAGCAGCTTACGTCTTATGGTTACTAAGAAACGATCCACAAAAGAAAATTATGGTAGTGTCGGCCTCGAAGACTAGGGCTGATGACTTCGCTCAGTTTTGTTTAAGGATAATACAGGAGATGCCAGTATTAAAATGCTTAGAACCAGATAAAAACGAGCAAAGATCTGCTAGTAACAGGTTTGATGTACGTCCATCTATACCCGATCAGTCAGCTAGTGTAAAAAGTGTAGGTATATTTGGTCAATTAACTGGTAGTCGTGCTGATTTAATACTTGCTGATGACTGCGAAGTACCGAATACAGCATGGACTGTAGGTATGAGAGAGAAGTTACTGCAATGTTGTGGAGAGTTTAACGCTATTCTTAAGCCAGATGGCGAGATAATGTTCTTAGGAACGCCACAAACAGAAGAAAGTATATACAACAAGTTAAGAATGAGGGGTTATGACTGTCGCATCTGGACTAGCAGATACCCTAAGAAGCCAGAAAAGTATGGAGATGCCCTAGCTCCGATGATTCTTAGCCTGTCAAAGACGTTATCAGGCCAACCAACTGATCCAGATAGATTCTCTGAAATGGATTTACTAGAAAGAGAAGCTAGTTATGGTCGGTCACAGTTTACTTTGCAGTTTCAATTAGATACAACGTTGTCTGACTTACAACGATTTCCTCTTAGATTAGCTGATTTAGTCGTAATGGAAGTAAAAGATCATGCACCTGAGAAGGTTGTATGGTCATCTGGTGCAGAATATAGGTTAACAGACTTACCAGCAGTAGGATTTAGTGCAGATTATTACCATAGACCAGCGTTTTTACATGGCGATTGGATTCCTTTTACAAGTGTGGTGGCTTACATTGACCCATCAGGTAAGGGTGTCGATGAAACAGCGTACAGTATTGTCGCACATCTAAACGGAAATCTATTTGTTTTAGAAGTTGGCTCGTTTTGTGAAGGTTATACAGAAACAGTACTAACAGGAATAGCTGAAGCTTGTAAAAGAAACAAAGTTAACTTAATACTTCTAGAGGATCAGTTTGGTCAAGGCATGATGGAAAGTTTATTACAGCCATATCTACGAAAAATTTACCCTTGCACTATAGAAACTAATCGAAGCAACGTACAAAAAGAAAGAAGAATAATAAATGCACTAGAACCAGTAATGAACCAGCATAGATTAATTATTAATAGGTCGGTTATTGAAAATGATGCAAAACCTAGAGATGAAGATTCTGTCGATAAGGCTTTAGGTTATCAATTATTTCATCAAATGACTCACATAACAGTCGATAGGAATTGTTTACAAAATGATGACAGACTTGACTCTTTAGCTGGAGCGGTGGAATATTGGAATGAATCATTAGCAATAGATGAAGATAGGGCAATCAAAGATCGTGAAATGGAGTTGTGGGATTTGGAAATGGCTGCTCACAGAGGGGATCTTGAAGGAGCATTGGATGCACAGGTCTTGGGTATCCCGCTTGAAAAGCTTGGACATTCATCCACAACAGGAAAATGGAATCGTGTTACAGGACACTAACGCTAAAGAAAACGAAAAAAAATTTTTAAGGCCAAGAGCTTGGTGTATAAGAATACCAAGAACTTATTGCGGAGATTTAGGTCACAAAAATATTGGTGGATTTCAAACAGTCGTTGTTGCTTACGATCAAGTTCACGCTTGGGAATCGGCTATGGGTGCATCTGACTGGGAGATGCTACAATTCCCTGTCGATTGTGTATCAGTTTTTCCTACTCAACCTGTTTAATTAGTTATAACTTGAATTATTTTTAATGCGATCTTGATGTTCTTTTTTTGCATTTGGATTAACGTAATCAGGCATAACATTTGGATCTAATATTCTGTTAATACCTCTTTGTAAAATACCTACGTTTTCAGCATCTTTTTTTCTTTCAGCAGATTCTTGAGTTTTAACATTGTCTTCTTCTTTAGAAGTAAATCCAGCACCACACATTACTTGTTTTCCAATAACATCTCTTTTACTTTAGCAACAGCAAGGTCATCTAGCTTATTTTCACTAAGCTTTGCTAACGCTTCTAAAATATCGCAAACTAAAATAGATACAGACTTGCTTTTTAAGAAAGCAAAGATAATTGGGCGAACTAGACTAATCATTTTAAGATGTTATGGTTACTATATAGGTAGTATAATGCGATCCTTATGGAAGAACAAGAGACAAGCAAAGTCGAAACTATTGTCAAAGTTTCTATACTTTTGTGGTCGGCTGGTTTATTAACCCTTTCATACTGGGAACCGCCTAATGGCAAAAAGATTGTAGATTTTGACCCCACATTTATAGCTTCGATTTTTTCGGCAAGTACCGCTTCTTTGGGTTTGTCTATTGGTAAGAAGGGTAACAGTAACGGAAATGGCAAAGCACCTAAAATTGTGGATAATAAAGAGAAAACACCAAACCCATGAAGAAATTACTCTTACTAGGTTTATTTTTAATTGCACCTTGTTACGCAAATGGAGTCCCTACTTGGACTACTGGCTCATCTAATAGAACTGAAAATACTACTCAGACTATAACTCGCAGCATAGTGACAGAAAAATTTGGATCTGCTCTAAACACTTGGGAAGCATCAAATATAGAAGTTACAAGTGCTTCTAGTGGTGGTATAGCTCATGCAGATGCAGTTTTTACTCCTAAAACTGTAACTTCTGATTGGTCGTTAGCTATAACTACCAGAGCGTCAGGAACTAAACTAGAAACAATAACTCAGAATGATGCGATTACGACTACTAGCGTTATCACTTCTTTGTCTGTCTTTAGTCAGTAAAGCAAAAGCCGAAGGCGATACAACTGTCCAAGCTCAACCAAATGCAATTGGTAATTCTAGTATTATCAATCAGAATATGAATATCAATAATGGAATGACAGGTAAACAGCAGTTTGGAAATTTAGTATGTAGCCAACCTACTATGGCAATCACTCCATTCTATACAGGTAATGATGCAGAGAATCCTAGTAGTGAGACTTACAGTATCAATGAAGGTTGGGGATTTCAGATGTCAATTATGATCCCACTCGGAACTAATAACGAAACGTGTTCGGAGTTAGCCAAAGTAAAGCTAGAGTTAGCCATAGAAGAACTAGACAAGCAAGTGCATGATAAGCAGCTAGTTCGTGTTTTGAAATGTAGTCAGTTACACGCATCAGGCTACATGATAAATCCTAAGTCTAAGTTCGCATACATCTGTAATGATGTAATCAATATACGAAGTTATGTAAAAGCTAATCCTTCTTTGTTTGCAGATCCTTTACCTCTTTCTTCAGAACCTTAGTAAACATTTTCTTAAATGTTTTCTTGATAAAAGCTAAGACACTTTGCATAGCAACACCCCCTGCCACGCTTACTACTGACGCAGTTCCAGCAGCGATTACAGAGGACGCAATGACTTCTGGGGCTGGTACTGGAAATTCATAATTAAAAAATGGTATATTAAACGTAGCTACAGGTTCTTCAGTTGATAAAAGGTCTTTGGTGTTTGGCGGGATTGTCGGTATTGTCTCTGGCTCTAGTCCTGATCCTACCTCCGTTGAAGATGATGTTTCTTCTTCAGCAGAAGATCCCTGATCTCCCAGACCCGATTCAACTTGTTCCAAACTCGGCAAAAGAACTGGATCTAAATATGGAATCTCTGCCACAGGTGGATAAAAAATTGTTCTAGGCGGTACTAATACATCTATTTCTGGGAGATGCGGTAGATATTTGTCCATTTTTTGATAGTATTAAAACAACCTTACACTTATTTATTACACATAGCATCCTTGAGGGGAATCAGACTAAGTGAAATAAGGTTGGTTAAATCCAATTTTCTTTCAATTTCCTATGGCTAATTTCAGCCCAAGTAGGCTAGGTCTGGTTAACAATACAGGTACTGGCTACAAAGATTTATTTTTAAAAGTTTGGAGCGGAGAAGTACTTTCTGCATTTAGAAAGGCTACAATATTCGAGCCATTGCATACGATTAGAACGATTCAATCGGGAAAATCAGCACAATTTCCAATTATTGGACTCGCTAGTACTAGCTACCATGCGGTGGGCGAGCAACTTACTGGTTCAGCTATCAAACACGCTGAAGCTACCATAAATATTGATGACAAACTTGTATCTAATGTATTCCTAGCGGACATCGAAGAAGCTATGAATCACTATGATGTGAGGTCAAAATATACAGAAGAGATGGGAAATGCTTTAGCCTATCGCTTTGACCAAAACGTAGCTGCTGTAATAGCTCAAGCTGCTAGAACTGGTACAAACTTCAACACAGATTTAGCTGGTGGTACAAGAGTTAAGATTCTTAAATCTGGTACAGCTAACACCGCTGCTGCTGTAGCTGCTGTTACTGGTGCTGATCTTGTAGCTGCTATGTGGACTGTTGCTGAAACATTTGATGTTAACAACATTCCAGAAAACAACAGATACTTTGCTTTAGATCCAGCAAACTACTATAAGCTTGCTCAAACAACCGATGTTCTTAACAGAGATTGGGGCGGTTCTGGAGCGTATTCAGAAGGTACAGTTCTTAAGGTTGCTGGTATTTCGATTATTAAATCTAATCACTTACCTAAGACAAACAGATCTCAAGTAACTGGAGAAAACAACACATACCATGCTAACTATACAGATAACATTGGTTTGGCATTTACTCCAGATGCAGTTGGAACAGTTAAGTTAATGGATCTTAAGATGCAGCAAACAGGCAATGACGTTTCTGCAATGTATCAAGGTACATTTATGGTTGGTTCGATGGTTCACGGAACGGGTGTATTACGTCCTGACTGTGCTATTGAAGTATATGCAAGCAACTCATAAGTAGATAATATAGGGGAGTAACTTTACTCCCTTATTATTATGTCTCCTAAAGGTACTGGCACATACGGAACTAAAAAAGGTCGTCCCCCAAAAAAAGGAACTAAAAAATAAATGGTACTTGCAAGAACATCAAAACTTCAAGCAGTCAATAAGGCTTTGCAAATGATGGGCGAGAGTCCATTAAACTCTTTGCAAGGTCTTCTTGGTTTAGGTAACTTAGCGGAAACAACTTTAGATAGTGTTAGTCGCAAAGTACAAGTAGAAGGATGGTCTTTTAATACTGATTATCAAATGGATTTGACTAGAGACTCTACAACTAATCACATTTCAGTTGGTACTAACGTCAGTAGAATTGTTATTGATCCTTATGAGTACAACAATATTGATGTTGTGCAACGTGGAGATAGATTATACGACAGAAAAAACAATACTTATGTTTTTACAGAAGATTTAAAAGGAGACATGACTATCATTCTTGATTGGGATGACTTACCAGAACACGCTAGACTTTACATAATGACTAAAGCTGGTAGAGAATTACAGGAAAATATGATTGGTAGTAAAGATTTAACAGAAATAAATTTAGTATTAGAACAAGAAGCTAGATCACAATTTATTGAAGAAGAGACAACCTTAAGTGAACATAGTATGTTAAGAGGTCATGCTCGAAGAACTCATCCTGTACTTGGATTTAAACCTATTAATGTTATGCAGAGATAACTATGGCATTAATTAGTAGTACTATTCCCAATATGATTAATGGGGTTAGTCAACAACCTCCAGCATTAAGACTAGCTTCACAAGCAGAATCAGTTATAAATTGCTTATCTTCTCCAGTAGAAGGATTAACTAAGCGTCCTCCTTTTAATCATTTAGCAAAGTTAATATCAGGTTCTGCTGGTACTGGTAAACCTTTTGTTGAGATTGTAGATAGAGATGGAACTATCCAATATCTAATAATGATTAGAGATGGTGCTATAGACGTATTTAATTTAGATGGTAGTTCTCAAACAATTACAACACCTAACGGAACTGACTATTTAGATATTACTAATACAGCAGAGCCAACAGATAAATTTAGAGTTGCGTCAGTTGCTGACTATACGTTCATAGTTAACAGAGAAAAAGTTGTAACGATGGATCATGCGGGTACTTACACGCAATCAGGTACAGCAATAACTGTTAATTCTAACGCTCATGGATTGACCTCTGGAGTAAAAATACAAATAGATTTTGAAACAGGATCTAGTGTTGATGGCACATACGTTGCAACTGTTGTTAATGCTAATCAATTTACGTTAGTTGGAGCGTCTGCAAGTACTAGCGGTAATTGTAGGTTTAATGAACTGTCTCCTGATGTATCAGCAAAAGGTATTGTATTTATAAAAGCTGCTGATTATTCTACGACTTACGAAATAAAAATAAAAAGTGCTAATGGAAGTAGTACTTTAGCAACTGCATCTCATACAACCGCTGCTGCTGGGGGAGCATTACCAAATTCGGGTACGATTGCTACAGATCTAAAAAATCAATTAGCAACTGCTTTGTCTAGTGGTTGGACATTTACTGTAGATCAATACATTATTAGAATTGAAAAACAAGATGGAACTGATTTTGTTTTAGAAAGTAGCGATACAAAAGCTGGAACTTATACAAAAGCAATTAAAGGAGCAATAGATACTATTAGTGACTTGCCTACTTTATGTGAAGACGGATTTGTTATTAAAGTGCAAGGATCTAAAACTACAAGGCTAGATGATTATTACGTTAAGTTTGAAACTTCTAATGGTACAGGTTTTGGTTTTGGCATCTGGAGAGAAACAGTTGGCCCTTTAGAACCATATAAATTCAACAAGTCAACAATGCCTTATGTCTTAATTCGTGATGCAGCTACTGGTAATTTTGAATTTAAACAATTTGATTGGTCGCCTAGAATTGCGGGAGACTTAGCAACTGCACCTACTCCTACTTTTGTGGGTACTACGATTAATAACATTAATAGTTTTAGGAATAGATTAATTTTTTTAGCAGATGAAAACGTAATAATGAGTGCTGCTGATAGTTACGACAGATTTTTCCCTGAGACAGTACAAACTATTGTTGACAGCGATCCTATTGATTTAGTAACAGGTGGTACTGAGATTCATTTCTTAACGTCTAGCTTGGCTTTTGCTAATACACTATTGTTATTTAGTCGGCATGGTCAGTTTAGATTAGACGCTGGAGCTTCAACTATTGGTGGTGCTTTAACTCCTAAGACTGCCACTATTACAGCAATGACTACATACGAAACAGAGCCAACAGTTGATCCTATTGCTGCTGGGCGAACTGTTTATTTTTCTGTACCTAAAGGAGAATTTAGCGGGTTGCGTGATTTTTATTTACAAGATGTTACTGCATCTGTTCCAGTATCAGAAGAAGTTTCGTCAGCAGTTCCAAGATATATTCCTAAAAACATAACAACTTTAATTAGTTCTGCATCAGAAGAAACTATTGTAGCTATAAGCAAAGATGAACCTAAACGTATTTATTTTTATAAGTTCTTTTATGAAGAAGACTCTAAGCTGCAATCTTCTTGGTCTTTTTGGGAAGTTAAAGGAGCTAAGACTATGCTTGGAGCTTCTATTGTAGATAGTGATGTTTACTTTGTTATTCAATATTCGGATGGAGTTTATTTAGAAAAATGCTCATTACGTCCAGAATCAACTGATACAGGAAGTGAATTAGAAATTTTATTAGATAGAAAGATAGATGAAACTAAATGCCACATTAATGTAATTAATCAAGGTGGTGCTGGTGTTCAGTCAGTTATATCTTTACCTTATCCAACTGCTACTGCTGGAATCCAAGTTGTTGTTGGTAGAGATGTTGCTGGTAATACAATTCAGCATGGAGAAGTAAAAGTTCCAAGTGCTGAGACTTTAACTGGAGCTACGCAGTCTGGTTTTAATGGTAACGGAACTATGACTGTACTAGGAGATTTAACTAACGCAAAGTTTTTTATAGGCGAAAAATACGATATGACTTATGAATTTAGTACTCCGTATTTAAAAGAACAGCCAACAGGTGGTGGTGTTGCGGTAGTTGCTGGGCCTCGATTACAGATAAGAACTTGGACATTTGTTTTTGATGATACTTCTGCATTTAAAATTAAAGTAACACCAAGAGGTAGAGATCCTTTTACTTACCCTTATAATGGATTTATTGTTGGTCAAAATCCTCCAGCACTTGGTCAAGCACCTTTCTTAGCGGGTAAATTTAGAGTGCCAGTAATGGCCCATAATAACGACACTAAAGTTGAAATTTTAAGCGATAGTCCACTACCCTGTCGTATCCAATCATCAGAATGGGAAGGATGGCTACACACAAGAGCAAGACGATTATAGGAAAGTTTATTTGGCGAAAGTCAATACTTTCTGATGTTATAGAACTTGCAGCAAATATGAGGTTAGAAGACAAAGCAGAAGTGCTTGCTTATTCTGGTTCTCAACCTAAAGAAGCATTGTTTTATTGTTTTTTCAATAGTAAACCTTGTATGACTATGGTTGGAAGAAAAGGTAATTTAATGGGAATGTATGGAGTAGTGCCTTGTTCTCCAAAAGTTGGAAGGATTTGGATGTTAGGTCATAAAACTATGACGGATGATTATAAAGATGTAAGAGATTTCTTAAGGTATTCTCCAATAGAATTACAAAAGTTTCATTGCAATTATCCACTTTTATATAACTATGTTGATGAAAGAAATACAACTCATATAAAATGGATTAAATGGATGGGTTTCTCAATCATTAAGAAACACGCTACATTTGGTAAAGAAGGTCGACCTTTTTACGAATTTGTAAAGAATTAATTATGTGTGATGCTATTACGTTAGGTGTTGTTTCAGGAGTCTTAGGAGTTGCTGGACAGTTTGCGTCTTATCAACAAGCAAAAACAAATGTTGAATACCAAAACGCACAACAAAATTTAACTCATCAAAGTAATCTTTTACAGGCACAGTCAAATCGAATGACTGAAGATGTAAAGAAACAAATGAATCAAGATGCAATAGCACATAGTAATTATTTAGCAGACTTGCAATATGAAAGAGATAGCACTTCAATTACTATGAACCAGATGCAACAGATGGAGAAATCAGCACAAGAAAAGACTGCAACAGGTCGAACATATTTAGAAAAGAAAGGAGAAGTTGCAGCACTAAGAGGATTAGGAACAAACGCATGGACTTTGATTGCGGATATAAAACGAACCCAAGCAGCAGCAGACTTTATAACGAATCGAAATACAGCGTTTGGTCTTGCTGGAACGCAGTCGCAACGTCTTGATGCACAGGCCAATCGTGCAAGTAGGAGAGGTCAAACAGCAACTTATCTTAAAAGGACAGTACTTGATCCTGTTAAACCTTTGGATATACCTAAACCTTCCTTTGGGCCTTACTTGTTGGGAATGGGTAGTGCTGTTGTTGGTGGCTTCAATACTTATGCAGCAGCAGACGCTGCGGGGTTATAAATGGCTACTTCAACAAAAGGCTTAAGTCTTGGTAAAAACGAAGACCCTAAGAAAAGAGGTCAAGCTAAACAAGTATCACTTGATGGAATAAATGTTAGCCCTTCTACTGGTAGTACCAAAATAGAAGAACCAAAAGTATTAAATGCAAGATGGTATGGAGAGTCTGCTGTTACTCCAGCAGCGTTAACCCAGATCCCACAATTAGAATTGCCAAGCATGGCTGGAATCATAGAAAATGCTGCTCCACAAGATGCCGGTAGATATGCAGATGCATTTACTGATTTTGCTAATACAGTTAACCAAAGTGTTACAGCAATAAGCAAACTCAATGAATCTAAGCGTAAAGAAAACGAAGCTATCGCATTTAATATTATTAACAGGTTTGGAGAAGGTAATAGTCCTGTTAAAAAATTAGAAATTTATATAGGCAAAATAGAAAAAGATACAGAACGATTAAAAAATAAAGAAATAATTACCGATAAAGATAAGCAACAGATATTAGATAACGAAAAATTAATTAGACAAATAAACAAAAGAAGAAATCTTGGAGAAGTTTTACTATCTCAAGACAGGGAAAGAGTAGTTATTAACAGAGCAATGTCATGGCCTAGTTATTCACAAACCCTTCTTGTTCCAGATACAGATTTAAATGGAGATATAACTGACAAAGAAGGGGAATTAAAAGAAATAAGAGTTAGTGATTTAGATTCTAAAGACGCAAGATATATACAAGCTTTTAATGATTACGTTTATGGAGGAGTTCAACTAAGTGCTTTTGAGTTAAAAAATGTGCAACCTATAGTTTCTAACGCATTACATAACTCAAGGCAAGCACAAGATAAAGTTTTTATAAATAAACAAAAAGATAAAATAATTACTTCGTCAATGAATAGTGTAACGACTGCATTGCAAAATTTAAAAAGCGAAGGAAATACTTTTGATGTAGCAAATTTAATAACATCATTAAATTCTGATATTGATTTTTTAAAAAATACTCATTTGTTTAGCAGAAAAGAACAAGTTGAATTTATATCAAATGTGATCGCACAAACCCAATATTATTTATCAGAAGCTGGTTTTCATAATCCTAGAGAAATTATAGAAACTATGTTCTTAGGAAAAAATATAGGAAAAGAAGATCAAATATTTCCTTTAATGATTGGGCCTTTGGAAGAAAGAGTTAACAAAGAAGGTGTTTTAAATAAAAAATTAAGGTTAATAGATGGTATCGGAGGGGAAGCACAATTAAATTTTCTTATTGGTCAGACAGAACAAAAAAATTTACAAACAAATAAAAGAAAAGAAGATTCACAAACAGCTAGTTACGAAGGGGTTTTTAGAAAAACTTTAAATCAACCATCAGAAAGTGGTAAGGGTACTTTGTTTACAGATGTAATTGGGGGTGGAAGTGATGACACATTTGGTAATGTTTTTGTTCAAAAAGCTATTACAGCATTACAAATAGAAAGAGATCAATTAATAGAAGGAATTAAAGCTGACGACCCTAACCGACAAGAAAAAATTAAGGCAATAAATAAAGCTTATAATTCAAGCCTTGCTGACGTAAAATATAATCTTGAAGCGCTTGAATATGATGACGAAAAAAATAGTCTTATATCTAGAAGTTATGATTTGCTTACTGGCAGTATGACTAACGCAGAAGAAGCATTGTTTAAAAAAGATTTGGAACTATTTAAAGATCACTATAAAGGACTTCCAAAATTAACAGAAGATTTAAGAATCGTTAACAGTAATTTAGTTAACTCTGGCAAACAAGATTTTAGATCTATAACTAAAATTGGAAATGATCTTGTAAAAAGTTTGTTTAATACTTATGCAGATAAAGAAGAAAGGTTAAATGAAAATTTTGATAGAAAAACTGTTTTTAATTCTGCTTTGCCTTCTATACAGAAAGAAGTTAGTGAAATTGTTGAACAAGCTAATGCAGCTTTTCCTAACGATATAGATGAACGAAATAATTATGTATTAAATGAAATAAATAAAAGATGGGATCGTGGACGTTTTATAGAAGGTAGGAAAAAACCTAATACATCTCCCTTGTTTGGTAGTGGAGATTATAAAAACACACTTAAAAAGCTTGTAAGAGATACTGGTTACAACAAAGACAATGTTGATGCAAATGGAATATTGATAGATACATCTACTTTTAGTTCGTACGTCAATTCTCCCGATCAACCTATTTTTACTAAAAAAGCTTTAGTAGGTAATGGTTTTGATTCAAATAAACCTTCTGGTTTGCTTTTGTCTTGGATGTCAGGAGAAGATATGCCAGAAGGTTGGACTATGATTGAAAAGAATTTATATAAAATTAAAGGAACAAATGGAACCTATACTATTGACAAATTTTTAATAGACCAATTAACTAAAGCTGGAATACCTATGAAAAAAATACCTCTTGAAGAAATAAAACAAATGAAAAATATGACCCAAGAACAAAGAAGAAAACATTGGGAAGAAGTATTAACTAAATAAATTGACTAATTAGTGTAAAATTGTATGATTAAAGTTAATATGGTATAAAACCTAGATGGACGAAGAAAATTCAGTTAATACCGAAGTAATAGAAGAAGAAGAAGAAAGTCTGTTTAATTTTAGTAGCTATAAGCCTAACTACGATACAACAATAGATGTTGACTCAGATAGAAATAAAACCAAGATATTTAATGAAGAAGATAATGATTTTAATGAAGAGATTACAAACGTAGAGTCAGACGACACAATTATTACTAGAGAATCAAACAAAGAACAATATTTAAAAGGTTTAGCAGAAGGAAAAATAGATACAAAAACTCATGGCAATATTTTTAATATTGAATACGCTCCAGAACATCTAAGAGGAAAGATGCATTGGAGAAATAGTCTTGGAGATTTTTCAAGAATGGTCGACAGGGCTGGAATAGGTGTTACTCAAAACTTATTTAATACAACACAGAATGTTTTGAGAGGAGATATGCCAGCTTTTTTAGCAGAATATATAACAGGAGATGTAGCAAGTGCGGGTGTTTTACAGTTTAAAGCAATAAAAAAAGGGATAGAAAACAGAAGCTGGACAGATTTCTTCGAAGAATTAGGTTTTGGAGAAGACGGAAAATCAATGAGTCTTCTTGATGCTGTTGCATCATCTAAAGGACAAGTTAATAATTTTAAACAGTTTGATGCTATTGCTCCAGAAGATCAAGCAAGAGGTGTTGATTACACACTTTTTGGAATACCTTCTCTAACTGAGCTAAGTGGTGGTTATCCAGAGCAAAATACTGGCAGATGGTTTGCTGATGGCGCAACTAATTTCTTAGGAAATAGCATACCTTTTTTTGCTATAGCAGCGGGGATTATGGCAGAGCCTACTCCAGCGGGAGAAGTAGTCGCAGTTAAAACAGGGCTTGCAAAATTAAAAGCTAGTAGCCCAGCGTTTAGAAATTTTTATAATCTTATTTCAAAAGATCTTCTTGGAAAAACTAAACTTGGAAAAGGAGTTAAAGTAGCTTCTAAATTTGTATTTAAAGAAAGCATAAAAGGGGCTGGTGCTGGTGCTATTGCGGAATCATTTGTAGGAGATCCATATGCTGACTATGGTTTAGATTTTATTCTTCCTGATTTTTTAGATTATGAAAATCGTGTAGATGATGGATTTTTTAAGGCAAAACTAAAATCAATGATTGTATCAGAATTTTTGTTAGGCCCATTGTTTGGGATAGGTATGGGCGGTGTTGGTGTTGGATCTAAACCTATAAGGGAACCAATAACTAGAGTTTTTAGTGGAATAGTAAAAGGAGATGGAAAAGTTTTAATGGATGAAACTGCAAAGTTTATTGAAAACGCACAAAGAAAAGCTAATAGATTTACAGGGCCAAATAGACATAAGTTGCAATTACAATATAATACGCAAAATTTAAAAACTTTTGTAGATGATGCTGAAAAACTTTTAATTGACCCTGTTGCAGAATATTTAGCTGATACTCAAATTGTTAAAAAAATAGCTGAAAGTTTAGGATTTACTTATAGAGAGATAGATGAAATAAAAATAGAAATAGATGATATACAGGCTAAAAGTGTAAAAAATAAAAACCTTGCTGTTACTAAAGACACTCAGTTGCAACTTGAAAAAGATAAAATACGAGACACCGAAAGAAAGTCAAATAACGAAGGTAGGGAGAAGACAGAATTTTATACTGAGCTTGCTGATGAAAAAGCTAAAGTGCAAGAGCTTGAAGAAAAATTAAAAGCAGCAGAAGAAAAAGCAGAAAAACAAAAAAACTCATTTGTAAAATCAATTAATAATACTGCTAAGTCAGAAACAAAATTAGTCGAAGTATTAACTTTAAATAATCAAGTACGTCCAGATCAAAGCAAAACTGCATACGACAAGATTGGTGTAACAAGTGCTAACAGACCTAAGACTCCTTTAGAAGTATTTCAAATGAATCCAAATGATCTTGTCATACGTCCAGATATTTTTCAAATAAAAGAATCAGGTAAGTTTAATAAGTCTGGAGTAAGTGGATCACTAGCAGACCAAACAGAATTTGACCCTAAATTTGCTGGTGTAGTAAGCGTATGGAAAGATGTTGATGGAGAACTTGGGCCAGCAGGCAAACTATATGTGATTGATGGTCACAACAGAATAGATTTAGCAAAGAAATCTGGCATTGATTCTGTTAACGTCCAAACAATAGAAGCACCAAACGCTAAAGCTGCACAGACACAAGCTGCAATTATTAACGTCAATTCTTTTAACTACGACCAAAAAGGAGCTATTGCTGTAACTGACGTAGCTAAGATTATAAGAAACGAATCTCCTAGAGCTTTAGCTGAGATGGGGATGAGTTTAAAGCAAAGAATAGTTATAGAAGGCATGCAGTTAGCAAGATTACCTGACCATCTTTTTGATAAATTATTACGAGGAGATATAGGTTTACAAAAGGGATTAGCTTACGGTTCTCAACCTATTTCGTTTACTGCTATTAGCGATGTTTTTAAAGCTATAGATAAAAGCAACCCTTCAATAGAGAAAATTAAACAAGCGATTTTAATGGCATCTGAAGCTGTCGATATGCCTCCCGAAGATGGTGTAATTCCTTTGTTTGCTGATTATTTAAAATCAACAAATGCAAAACAACTATTAGAAATTAGAGCAGAAATTTCTTCTCAACTAAAGAAAACTTTTATTAGATTAAAGGCTGTCGGTACAAAAGATAAAAAAGCTGGAGTCGAAACTGTAGCTGGAAATAAAATAGATTTAGAAAATACACAAAATGCTTTAGTCGAAGCTTCTAAAACAAATGATTTGTTTAATGCTGTTGCTGCATCTGGAGGAGAAACAACACAGATAATAAAAGAATTAGCTGCACAGGTTAAAGGACGTAATGTTAAAAAATTAGTTGAAGCTAATTTAGAAAGAATACAAGATGCATTGCAATTAGAACAAGCACCTTTGTTTAAAAAGTCCGAAGCTGTAGACATTATGCAAGAGATAGATAGGAAAAAAATGGACAAGCTAAAGCAAATAGAAGATGAGTCTAAACAAGTGACGTTTAAACAAGAAGATATAGAAATTATGAAAGAAGAGCCAAAATTTAAAGAAGAGTTTGAACAGTTAGAAGAACTACAACAAAAAAGTGTAACTAAGCAATTAAAAAATAAAGGTAAGGTTACTAATAACCCAAGTAATATAGAGGGCAAAGCATTAACTCCTTTAATAACTAATCCAAAAGCAAGAGTATTTCCAGAATACTTTGAAGGTTCAGATCAAAAGTTATTATTTTTAGCAGTAGATAGTAAAGGCAAAGTAGACAGGTTAAGCAATTTTGAATTACAAGATGCAGTAACAAGAACAGAAAGGTTTAGGTTAACGTCAAAACAAATAAGCAATATACAGGCTAAGAAGCCAAAATATGAAAAAGCAAATGCAGTATATGAAGAGTTAGATAAACAGATAATAGATCTGCTAGAAGGTAAAGGCAAACAAGGTAAGCTTATTGAACTTGATCCAAATGCTGCTGAAACAGAGCTAGATAAGTTAATGGCAGCAAGAGAGGCTGCTGATATAGAACGTGCGAAATATGTAGATGGGCGACTTGAGCTTCACTCTAAACATATGTCTTTAGTTAATGCTTTAAAAAATAGAAAAGTTGAGCCTGTAGCTAATAATATGAGAGAAGAATCTATTGCAAATAGAGAAGAAAAGAAACGAATAAAAGAAATAGAAGAGTTAAAGGAATCAATTGATTTTAAGAAAAAAAGAGGAGACTACAAAACTAAAAAAGGATATAACCTTGATGAAGCACATAAAATTGATAATTTTACATTTACTCAGTATGGAGTAGAGCTTGAAGGTTTGGTTGATAATCAAGGTAAAGGTTATAATCGTTTTTACTATGGCAAACCTTCTCCTAGATATAACAATGAAGTTATAGATTTTATAAGTGATTTAGATATAGCTATATATACAGTTGCCAAACAAATAGCAAATGGATCTTCTAAGAAAAGTAAATCTCATTATAAATATGTGGACTTGTTAAGCGATTTAGGTTTAACAAATAACCAGATAATGACTAGATACCAAGAAATAATTACAGAATTAAAAGCTGGAAATCTTACTATTGAACCTACAGAAAATTATTTTTCTAGTAAATTAATGCGTGTTCTTTCAGACTTAGATACTGAAATAAAAGATATAGATGGAAGATATAGTTATGAAATAGATCCAGAAGATATAGTTTCTGGAAGAGTAGATAAAGCTAAAAAAGATTTAGATAAGAAAATTAACCAAGAATATAGAGATGTTAATAACCCTAAGAAACCTACAGAAGAAGATCTTTTAGAACCAAGAGAAGGAGATTATTACGAGCTTATTGAGGGAGAAGGAGGAGAGCTTGGGGCTGATGAAATTCAATTGGCTATAGCTGGTTATCAAAGATCTAAAGTGCAAGGTTTAATGCAAGAGATAGAAAAAATATCTGGCATAGATTTTAAATTAGTTTCTGATCCTATTATGGGTGTAACTGGAAAAAAAGCTGCAAAAGAATACGGTGTTCCTGTTGGAACAAAAATGCAAGCAAGAGGTTTTTATAAAGCTGGAAAAGACCCAGTAAAAGATTTAATAGTTTTATCAATGGTTCATGGACAAGACTTTGCCTCATTTGATGCTCTTACTCAAACTGCATATCACGAAGCGTTCCACAGGTTATTTAAAAGATATTTTACTAAGCAAGAAAAAGAATTACTTGAGGCTGCATTGCCACAGTTAAGAGAGCTTGCTGCTCTTACAAAACCAAAAGAACATGACAAAATTCTTGGTTTAAATGGTAAAGAACCATTAGGTATGGAAGAAGTTATATCAGTCGCAGCGTCAGGTTATCAATCTGCTAAATCTTTATACGAAAAGAAAATCGGCAAATGGGGTAAAGTTTTAGACAAGATTGAAAACATGGTTATAAGAGTCAAAAACTTCTTGCAAGGAAAAGGATTCCAAACATGGCAAGATTTATTTGATGATTCGTTCTCAGGAAAAATACAATCAAGAGGACTAAATGCAGCAAGCCAGTTTGAATCACAATTTGCAAAATTTGCTAATAAAGACGCTATGTTTGAAGCAGATCCTGTTGAACTAAATAATTTATTTAAAGATAACTTAGAAGCCTTAACTGATGGCAGTATTACTCTCGAAGAGATGATGTCTAATGTTTTGCGTCCTTTAGTAAATAGAAAGTGGGAAACAAAAGGTTCAAAGTATTTTATACCAACTACAAATACAGAATTTATTGCAGCAAATAAAGCAATTAATCAAGCTATGGACAAAACAGTTGATGCTTTAATGACACCTAATGCAGAGTTTCCAGAGATACCAGCAGTCAAGTTAAGCGAATTAAATAAATTAGCAATGCAATTAATAGATGATGTTGATGGAAATGTAGATGAAGTTATAAAAATATTTAGACAGGCTACTAAAGGCGACATGATGGCTATGAAAGATTTATCTTCTTTTGCTGCTGTTCGTCTAATGAGGGATGGTACTACAGACATGTATGCTGTCGCTGCTAAAAACTATGAACTAGATCCTTCTCCACAAAATGCACAATTTTTAGTTGCAACATTTGAAAACTCAGCAAAATTAAATACTGCTTACGCTACATGGGGAAGAGCATCTGGACAAAGATTACAAATGATGGGTAGGCCAGTAGATTTTAATGGCGAACAGATAACTATAAACGTAATGAGTCCAGAAAAAAATATAACAATGAAAGGAGAAATTGGATCCGTACAAGACGCAATGAATAATGGACTAAAACAAACAGATGAAGGTTTAGGTTCTGGTGCTTACTTTACTTCTGATATAAAACCTAGCTCTGTAGCTGGAGATAATGTTCTTACTGGAGATTTAAAAGATACAAATATTTCTGACTTGGTAGATGCTGGTATTGGGTTAAAGCAGATATTACAAGATAGAGGAGTTAATGTTAACTTTAATCGATCTTTAAATAAGACACAAAAGAAAGCAATCAATGAATATATTGCAGAATTAGGAGTAGATGGTATTAGGTTAAAAGGATCAGACTTAGGACTTGATGGAGATATTATATATATTCCAGAAATAAACAAAGCAAATAAAATCATTGGTTCTAAAGCTGAAATGACTCCAGAGGCAGAACGTCCTATTGGATTAAACAGAGAAACTTTTGAGGGAAGTTTAGCTCAAGGTACTAATATTCTTAAAAAAGTTCTAGATGAAGATACCTATGAAAGTATTTTTAGCGGAGAACCTAACGATAAAGCAAGAGAAGTTTTACAGCTATTAGCAGAAGTAAACCCATATCTTAATGACAAGGTTAATGGTACAAGGATTATGAGGCATTTAAACAAAACTTTTGAGCAATATCCAAAAGGCTCAATGACTCAACAAAACCTTGTTTCAGCATTTAGAAACTCTATATTTTTAGGAATAAAAACATTTATGAGAGTTGCTATTGGTAACAATGTAAGAGCAGTTTTGCTTCCTATGCAAAAAAATGCTGGTGCAAAGATTGGAGGTATTGGTAGAAATCTTAATGACTATGAGAGGACTGCTATGGATGTCAGAGAGCAGCTACAAGGATTGTTTGGACATAGAGGATATTTAAGATCTCAGTCACATTTAATGCAAGCTATTTATTTAGCAATGCAATCTTTTAAGCATAATACAAACTTTGGAAATA